ACTGAGGGTATGAGATTAAATTCTACTGGTCTTGGCATAGGTACAACTTCGCCACAAAGACAGCTTCACATAGTAGGTTCAAATGTTGCTGCTGGTATTAGGCTTGAAGCCGATACTGCTGCTGATGCTACACTAGAACTTCTTGCTTTTGATGGTAACAATACCGCTTCTATTAAAACACTTGGAGGAAACGATGCTCTAGTGCTTGGAACTGCTGGAACGGAAGCACTCAGAGTGGATAGTAGTCAAAATCTTTTACTAGGACAAACTTCATCTAATGGTGACAAGCTAGAAGTACAAGGTGATGCTAATGTTTTCGCAGCTAGACTAAATGGTAGCACAACAGGTGGTCAGAGTTATGGTCTAAGGATTAGAGCAGGCACAAACTCAAGCGATAAAGGGTTATTAATAGAAAACACAAGTGGTACTGATTTATTTGTTGTTACTGGTGAAGGAAAAACTGGCATAGGAACTGATTCGCCTGGTGAGAAGCTACAAGTAGACGGAAATATTCGTCTTGGACCTGCCCACACTACGAGAATGGGAACAGACGGAACTAATGCGTATTTTGAGAACTTTGCTAATGGAGCTGTTATTTTCCGCACCAATAACTACACAGAACGTATGCGTATCAACTCATCAGGCTCAGTTGGCATAGGAACTGATTCACCAAGCAGAGAGCTTGAATTAGCAGCTTCTAATCCAAGATTTAGAATCACAGACACAGATGGTGGCTATTCAGAAATATCTGCTAATGGTGGTCATTTAAGTTTACAAGCTGACGTGGGTAATACACAGGCTGGTAGTAGGATAGATTATGAAATAGATGGTGGCTCACAGATGAGATTAACCACCACTGGTCTAGGTATTGGCACAACAAGCATTTCTGAAAAATTAGTTGTAAATGGTAATGCAAGTATAAGTGGCTCTATATCAAAAGGTTCAGGTTCTTTTAAGATAGACCATCCATTAGATTCTAAAAAAGATACACATCACTTAGTACATTCATTTGTTGAAGCTCCACAAGCTGACAACATCTATAGGGGTAAAGTTGATTTAGTAAATGGTACTGCTTCGGTTAATATAGACGAAGCTGTTGGTATGACAGAAGGAACTTTTGAAGTTCTTAATAGAGAGATACAAGTCTTTACATCTAATGAAACAGACTGGGATGCTGTAAAAGGCATTGTAATAGGAAATATATTGACAATAACTTCACAAAACACAAAATCAAATGCTAATGTCTCTTGGTTAGTTATTGGTGAAAGACAAGATGATCATATATATGAAACACATTTAACAGATAACAATGGTAAAATCATTGTTGAGCCAACTAAAAAATAGGAGAAATATAACATGGCAAATACATACGAATGGGATTGTAAAACAGTAGATGTTTATCCCGAATACGAAGGACACAGTGACACAGTATACAATGTCCACTGGCGTATCAATGCACAAAGCGATCAACAAGACGCTGAAGGCAATAACTATAAGTCTAGTGTCTATGGCACACAATCATTATCACTAGAGGATATTGGTTCTGACTTTATACCTTTTGCAGACCTAACAAATGAAACTGTTACTGGTTGGGTTGAAGGTGTGATGGGTGAAGAGGAGATAGCAAACTTAAAATCTGCTTTAGATTCTAAGATTGCAGAAGAGATTAACCCAATAACTGAAACTAAAACTATAGGAGTATAAAAATGAGTGGAGAGAAAGAAATTATTAATTTTAATGGTAGAGGATACAAGCAAGAAGATTTAAACGAAGAGCAAATAAATTTAGCTGTTGAGTTAAATATTGCAGGTAAACAATTATTAAGGTTGCAAGAAGCAGCAGATACTTATAATATGATTAACAAATATAAAAACATACTTATAGAAGCATTTGATAAAACACTACCTAAAGAAGAGGAAGTAGTAGAGGAAGAATAATGGCTACAAGGAAGACCGCATCAGAAGTTCATACACAATTGCAAGTGCATGAAAAGATGTGCGAGGAAAGATGGAAGACTATCTATCGCAAAACAGATGATTTGCAAGCATCAGTTAATAGCACAAAAGCTTGGTTGGTTGGTGGTCTTACTACAATAGTAGTTGGGTTATTTACATTAATTGTCAGAGGTATGATTTGAGCGTTTCAACAATTGCTGAAGTAGCAAGCAACGTCTTGGATAAAATTGTCCAAGATAAAGACTTAAAACAAAAACTGAACCATGACATACAAAAAGAACTTATATCTCTGGACAAAGCACAAATTGAGCTTAATACTGAAGAAGCCAAAAACGGGAACTGGTTTGTATCAGGATGGAGACCTTCTATTGGATACATTTGTGGCCTTGCTCTTCTTACTCATTTTATTATATTGCCTGTTGCAACTTGGATAGCCGTAGTCAATGGTCTTGATTTACAATTAGAAAAACTAGAGTTTGATTTTTCACAACTTACAACGATTGTTTTATCACTTCTTGGCATGTCCTCGCTTAGAACATTCGAAAAAACAAAAGGAATACACAGCAAATAATATGTACGATAAAGTCAAAGAAATGCTTATAAGGCATGAGGGAACTATGTGTACCCTTTATCAATGCACAGAAGATAAGTGGACAATAGGTGTAGGCAGAAATCTTACTGATAGAGGAATTACAGAAGATGAAGCTATATATCTATTGGAAAATGATATAAAAAGAGTAATGAATCAGCTTGATGAGCATTGGCCTGCATGGAGAAAGTTCGAAGAGCGTGCTGCACTTGTATGTGTAGATTTATGTTTTAATCTTGGTATAGAGGGTTTTATGGGTTTTAGAAGGACAAGAGCTTTGATGGAAATGGGCATGTTTCTTGAAGCATCAGAAGAGCTACTAGACAGTAAATATGCGATTCAAGTACCAGTTAGAAGTTTATACAATTCAAGACAACTTGCACTATGTGTTAAAGATGCCAAAAAAAACATCGGAAGACCATCAAGGTAATTCAAGGCTAGGTGCTTTGGGTGAATCCCTAGTACAAACATTCCTACTGGAATATGCAGACTTTGTTTATCCAACCCAAGATAAACATCCTGCTGATTTATTATTTGAAGCCAATAATGCAAAATACACAGTCCAAGTTAAAACAAGAAGAAAGTCTAAAGAAGGCAAATTTACTTTTGCTGTTGAAAAGCAGAGAAATATGTCAGAGATTTATAAGAACTACCATTGTGATATTCTTGCTTTTGTTTTCTTTAGCCAAGAATATAAGCGAATTATCTTCAAGCCAAATACTACACCGCAAAACTATTTCACCTTTAGTGAAAAAGTTATAACCCCAACCCTAGAAATAGACTCTTTACAAGAAACCCTAGACACACTTAGCCAAGTGCCAGTATTGAACCCTTTAAAATAATACTTGCTATTTATATATTCCTAGTTTAATATTTATATATTAATTAAATAAGGAGTTAGTATGGAAACAAACGAAGTAATATTTAACATAGTTGGAGCTGGGCAAATTAGATTGCCAAAAAGAGAAATTAGAGGTTATTACAAAGACTTTATGACTGGAGAGACTAAAGTGCAAGTTGGCGAATCTGAACATAAGGTCAGAGAGTCTTTGACAGAGATCGCATACCTTATGGGTATAGTGCAATGATAGAAGAGTTAAAAGAATACAAGCCTAAGCAACGTGGCAAGGCTTGGGTTTGTGATGACATACCTAACAAGGAATACCACAAAGGCATAGGTATAAGCAGTAGTTATATTAGAAGGTTTGGTGAATCACAGCTACACGCTATAGAACATAAACAAGAAACAACACCTGCAATGAGGTTTGGAACTGCTGCTCATTCATTGCTTGTAGAAGGTCAGGAAGCCTTTGATAAAGAAGTGGTTGTCATTACTGGTAGTCCTTACACAAAGGCTAACAAGGAACTTAAAGAAGAATATGAGAAGAGAGGTCTTACTGTACTTAAAGAAACAGACGTAGAGTTAATAGAAGGCATGAAAGATAAGATGATTTATGAAGGCAATGCTTATCTTGATGCAAAAGGCAAAGTGGCAGAGTCTAGTTTTTACTGGTATGAAGATGATGTGTTGTGTAAGTGCAGGCCTGATTTGATATGTCCGCCTTTAGATAATCCAAATAGCACAGATCAAATAGTCATAGTTGACTACAAGACCACACAATCAGTTGAACCTTATGCCTTTTCAATGTCAGTTAAGAAGTATAGATATGATTTACAAGCATCATTTTATAGGCGTGGCATGGAAGCAGCTGGGTATAAAGTAGACTCGTTTGTGTTTGTAGCTCAAGAAAAGACTTACCCCTTTGCATCTAAAGTATTTGTAATGACTAAAGAACAGATGGATTTTGGTTGGTCAATTATGGAAACGTATCTAGAGAACTATAAGGAATATCAGAAGGGTAAACCTCTATCTGTTTACAATAGTCCTAATGTTGTTGAGTTGGTGTTGTAAATGAAAAATAAACAAATAAACTTATTTGAAGAAAGCAAGGG